ATAGCTTTATCATTAAAATATGTCATACCATTTGCATAGTTAGCTGTAGTAACTGTAGCAAATGTAACTACTGCACCATTAGCAGGACTTGAAGCTAATGCACCTGTTAGTGTTAAGGTTGCTCTATTTTTTGTAGCATCAAAAGACACACCTGATATAGTATAGTTACTAGAAACATCTTGTATAGTAAATGTATCACCAACAGCAGGTGTAGTATGTACGGCTCCTATAACTAATGTAGTGCCTGTTTGAGATGCACCATGCACAACTGGATTACCATACGGAGCTATGATGTTACTGTCAAACTTTTCATATCCCTGTATACGTTTATAACCTCCATCAATAGATGGTTCATAGTTACGTAGTATACGTGCAGAACCAGGTGCATTGATAGCCTGTTGCAGTGGGCTAAGATTAGTTATAAGCCCACCCTTAAACTCTATTCTAAAAGTCTCCCAAGCGTCAGGCATTATAGTGCATCCAAGCTAGATCCTGCAGTTGTTCTTGCAGATCCTAATCTACGTCCACCTGTACTTGCAGGTATCATATAAGATCTCATGTAATGGTATCTATTAATAAGCATAGAACGCATTGCCTTAATACCTTCATCTGCTCTTTCTTTTAGTATAACAGCATCTTGTGTATTACCTCTAAACATCAAAGCATAAAACATAGCAGAGTCTACAACAACATGTTTAAACCTATCTGGTATTACCATTGTGTCATCATGTGCAGATAGATCACTTTGAAATACATAGTAATCAAAAACTAATGTGTATGCTTGATCAGGTGGTTCTACTAAACCATACTTTAAATCAGGTCCATGAAAAACAAAACGTGGCAGTGCACGTTGTTGACTAGATGCATATTCCTGATCTACGTATTTTTCTAAATACTCATCATAAGTTATTATTGCTAATTTTCTAGTGTCATTTCCTAATGTAGCATTCTCTTTAATCCTGAATGATTCAAAGTCAATTAACTTTGCATCTGTTGGAAATGCATAACGTGTAGTGCCAGCAACTAATGTTTGTTCTTTTTCTGAATGATTAAAAGGCCACTCGTATTCACTCTCATTAATATAACGTATACCTGAGTTAACTGCATCTTTTGCATGTGCATAAAAACCTGTAGCTGAAGCAAAGTTAGAGCTAGTAAGCTCCACCTCGTTCAGCCTTTTATTTATATCATTTACTAATGTTAAAAATGTTGTAGCCATAGTATATCCCTAAGTAGAAAGGGGCAGGTTTATCCCACCCCTTTCACATGTGTTACGCGAGTGTATCACGATCCACTTCATCTGCACCTACTGTGCCTATGTCATCAACGTCTAGCAATAATGCAAAGACACGGATAACACCAGCCGTTGTAGTTCCAGTTTGTGCCTGAATCAATACGTCAAGCGTATCAGCAGTTGCACCAATAGTGATAGGGCCATTACCTGCACCCACACTGTAAGCACCTGCTGATGCAGCGTCAAAGTCAAAGCCATCAACGTATGCGTCAACGTCAGTGCCTGTTACACCTAGATCTAATGCACAGTCAGTAGAAGTACCAGCATGAACTGTTGTTACTTCAAAACCAGCATCTAGAATCATAGTGTTAGCAGGAACTGTGATTGCTTCAATAATATCAGCAGCAGCTAGTGCTGTACCTTTAGCGGTAGCAGCAGCACCGAAGTCGATACTATTTTGCACAAGATAAGGGGTTCTTCCTCTAGGGCTATTGCCTCTAGCTGACGAAGATAATGTTGTAACTGTAGCCATTATTCAGTCTCCCTTATACTAAGCAATAACGAGCAGTTGAGATAGCTTCTGGTCGAAGTATCTTACGCCCATACAAATGCATTCCTCTGACAATGTCAGCGAAGCTATCAGGATCACGATAGGTTTCGGTCTTGTTAATCTGTTCAGCAGTTGCTACTGAAGATGAATGACCAGCTACAAGCACACCAAAGTTACTGGCGTTTGTGCCACCAGTGGTTGATGGTCCTGTTCCTACAGAAGGTAGGTTGTTGGACATATACACCTTGAAGCCATGAAGATTGTTCAAGACTAAACCATTTTGTAATCCAGTTCCACCGAAGTCGCTATTTAAAAGACGAGAGTCTTCATCTTTTAGAACTTCAATAAAAACTGGGTCAACAACAAGCCAACGGTTGTTGGTGTCAACATTTTGCTGATCCAAGAGTCTAGCCATACGTGCCACTATTTGTAGTGGGTTTGCATTACCAGAACCAGGAGTAGCAGAAGTTGCACCACCTGCACGTGCTTGGATACCAATTGCATTACTGGAAGAACCACCAAAAGAATCAGCCATAATTTTCATGGAAGATAGTAGTTCATCAGAACCAGCAGTTGATACTGCTTTTGCACCGTTAACTGTTGTGTTAGCAGTGTCAGGAGCACTGTGTAGTGCTGACTGTTTGAAACCAGATAGATAACCAAGTACGTCTTGGTCATACTGATCAGATAGTCTGTAAGCTGCACGATCACTTGCAAGTTGCTGGAAATTAATGTGTGAATGAGCTTCTTCAATGTCATCAACTTTAAATGCAAAGTAGTTTGCTTTGTCAATGGTCAGTGAGAACTCTTCATCATCCAGATCTTGTGGAGTGATTGTAGTACCACGTGCATACTCTTTGACCGTGATCTCTGGTTCTTTGATCACTTTAACGCTATCGCCCATGTTGGCGATTTCACCAAAGTAATCGCTATTAGTAATAGCTTCAACAATTGAAGCCTTACGAAAAGCTACTTGTACCTGCTTAGAGTAGATAATTGGTGAAAAATTACCATTAGGCAGGTTGCCGTAGCCTGTAGCGGTTGAAAATGCCATTTTATTTTCTCCTTATACGACATCCCAATGCGTATCAAAACATATACGCTATGTTATCTACTTTAAGGGCCGATTGATAAAGAGGTAGTATATGTAAGGCCAACTACATATAGGCTCTTCTTATTCGGGTATCTTAGAAGTTTGGTGTAGTATCTGTGGGTAGTCTTTTGAAAAGGGCCACATTACTACTAATTATGTATAGTTATATACACAATTATCTGTTTGTCAACACCTTTTATCGTGCTGAACCAGATACGTCATAAATAAACTTACCGTTACGTATAGCTTCCATTATGTCATCTGAATGCTTCTCATATTCTTTTGCAGACATACGTTGTACATCAGATTCTTTATATGAGTTGCCACTATCGTCACTGGCAGGTTTACTTCTTTTACCTTTAGTAGATACAGACTTTGCTGCATCCTTAGATGATGATTTCTTTGCAGTTATATTTTTGTCTGCTTTGTATAAGTCAATAGCTCTAGCAGCAGAACGTGCATCATTGTCATTCTCGTACAAAGCATTCTGTACCCATTGAGGTTGTTCTTCTGCCCATGCATGAAAGTCATCATCGTTTCTTATCTCATCAAAGTCAGGGTGCATTTGTAGCAACTCTGTTTCTGCACGTTGCTTACTTACACTCTGTTGCATATCATCTAGAGCTTTTACCTTTTCCTCTAGACTAGCCTGTTGTTCAGCAGCTTTCTTAATAGCAATTGTTTCTACTATACCTGCAACATCAGGATACTCTTTAGCCCATGTTTCTATATCTTCGTCAGACTTAGGAAGTTGTATTTGCTTCTTAGTTGACTGCTCTAGTTGTGCTTTAAGATTGTTAATCTCTGCTTTTAATTCGTCTGTTTGCTTTTGCTGATGCCTACGTAGATCAGAATATCTTTTCTTAAAAGTCCTCTCTTCTGCATTCGTAGGTTCTTCTTCTACTTCTTCTGATGAGGCATCTTGCTTTTGTTCTTCGATTAACTCTTGCAGTTCTTCCTCTTCCTGTTTTAGCTTTTCTTCTCTTGAGTATGGCCTAGATATAAACGCTGTTTTCTTAGGTTCTACTTCTACTTCTGTTACGTCTGACATTTTATATTTCCTTTCGTTGGGGCTATGGTAGCCTTATTAGGGGCATAGGTAGCCAACACATGTGGTTTGTTATCTTGAAGCTAAACCACCACGCTTCATCTTTTTTTGTTTTTTCTTTTTAGGTATAAAGCCTCCTGTTGCAATCTCTGGATCTCCACCAAAATCATCTTGCTCTTGTTCAGCCATTCCTGTTTCTGCTGGATCTTGCGCTTGTGCCTCTTGTCCAGGTGTATCTACTCCACCTATAGCCTCTCCTTCTGGCGTATCAGTTTCATCTGATCTAATTCCATATAGTGCCTGTCTATCTATTTCAGTTTGTCTTTTATCAACTTCACCATCTCTATTAGTTGAGTAACCAAATGGAGTACTTCTTGATACGGTGCTGTATCCACCAACAGCATTAGCTGTTGATCCTTGTGGTCTATCACCACTAGCTACACCTGCTGCATGAGCAGCCATTTGTGCAGGACTAGCACCAAGTGCTGTGCTTTTTGCAGCAGCAACGGTTGCATTACTATATCCAGCTAAACTTTTATCTATACTGGCAGATAATTGTGCTGAAAACTCTGCAACTTTTGCATTAAAAGCAACAGGATCGTTAGCTCTCATTGCTCTCATTTCTTCAGCTTTTTCTCTATCTCTAGTTCCTTTACCTTTTGTGCCTGGTGTTGACCCAAAACCAAAAACACTTGTTGCTATATCTGCAAGAGTTGCATCATCATCTCTATTCATTAACGCACCTGTAATTCCAGCTACCTGACTAACAACTGGTGCACCAAAACCTGTTTTCATTTGAGCTTCAGCAAGATTACCTGTAAATTCTGATACAGCAGCAGCCATTGGATTGTCAATATTGAACTGACCTAAATTTGCTTGTTCAGTAGGAGACATTTCGCCAACACTTTTATCTCCTGCATCAGGTCCACCACCTAATTCACCACTTCCTAATTCAGTTTCTACCGTAGCTTGTGGTAATGTAGGATCTGCTAGTTCTTCCTGTTGCTGTGTCTCTGTTACTTCTGTATAACCTAATGGTGGTTGGTATACAGGATTACCCCTCACAAAAGGTATAAACAACTCTCCACCTGCATCATTTCTAAACTTTTTAATTTCATACTCAAACTGAGGTTGACCTACTAGCTGATCAAACCTACCCTGACCAGGCACTGGACCAAAAGTTCCAGGC